ATGACTTCCTGAATAAAGATAAAGAGATTACCACCATATTTGCTCCTACTCCTTTAGAGACATTTAAGGGTGAGAATGACAGGGCAATATCTTCAATACGTTTTGTTAATCAGAATGGTGAGAAAGCCGATGCAACTTCAAAAATAAGGCTATTGTATTGGGGTGGTACTTTAGCAACTCAAAAACAATGGGTGTTAAGTGGAGCATTGCAAAACAATTATCCTTATGCTGGTCATTTAGATAACCCATTTGATCCGCAATTTGATTTGAATTGGTGGATACCAGCACAGCTATATTACGATTTCAGCTATGGGAATAAATACACCTTATTCTATCCTGACAACAACTGCTACAATGCCTACTGGAAAAAGTACATTGAAGAGATAACTGATAAAAATAGTAAGATACTTGAATGCTACTTAGCTCTTAGACCCTATGATTATAATGAGTTATCATTTAGAAAAAGCTACTATATTGATGGAAGCTACTGGCGTTTGTTGAAGGTAACAGATTTTGATGCGATTGCTGAAAAAACGACAAAATGCGTATTCCTGAAAGTTGAGCCAAAAAGTACATTTGTACCAAGTCGCAATCCTCTTAGCGGTGGCATAGATATATACGATGGCGATAGATACCCGACTGATTCAATGATAGAAAAAGTCAATGGGAATACAGGGAAGGTGCAAGACAGCATACAATATGGAGATAACGTAAAAGGTGGCACCCGTTCTCTAGTAGCATCAAATAACGTAGAGATGTCGCTAGATAGTAAGAATAGTTTACTTGTTGGCAGTAATAACGCACAATCTTTTGCCGACAACGCTACAATGCTAAATAGCCCATTTGTTAGCACTATTAGAGATGGCGAAAGCTACATTAATAACGTCTTCGTAGAAAAGCAAATAACCATTAATCTAAGCAACGACACCATAAGCAATTTAACTGGCGAGCTGGAAATATTGCCACCATTACCCGATGACGAATTTTACCAAATAACTAGAGGCTATATTAGATTGATTGGGAATGCTTCTCAAGGTGGCACACATAAAGTTGAAATAGTCACAGATGACAATTTAGAGCATATACTAGCCGAGATACCATCTTCATTTTTTGGGACAAATAACAACGTTGGATATTTAACGCTGGGATCACATACAGAATCTGACATACATTTTGGCAGTGGGCTTAAAATAACAAGCAACGCAGATATGAGCTTCATCTCAACCAATTTAAGAATTAACCTAATTTACCGAATAATTAAGATATAATGGCAGCAAAAAAAATAGCACTTGATTTACTGTTAAACATCCAAAAAAGTGACATAACACTAGAGGAGTTAAATGAACAGCTGCAAGAAGCTAAAAACCTACTAGAGCAAATGGGTGATGATGGCAGTAAAGAATTTAAAGCCTTGTCTGCCGTTATTGAAAAAGCTGAATCAGATATTGAAAGTTTTAATTCAGAACTAGACAAAAGCAAGAAAGGTTTTGATGAGACTAGCAAAGCACAAAAAGACGCTGCAAAAGGAAGCAGTCTATTTTCAAAAGGGATAAAGGCGATAGGTGTAGGACTTAAAGCACTAGGAATAGGTGTTGTAGTTGGTGCCATCAAATTGTTTTTTGACGCTATTCAAAAGAATGAGCGGATAATGACCTTTTTTGAGACTGTACTAGGTACTATATCAATTCTTTTTGAGCAACTATTCACAGCTGTATTTGATGCAGTAGATGCGGTTAGTCAAGCTACAAATGGTTTTAGTGGATTAACTAAAGTAGCCAAAGGGTTATTAACGATAGCAATAACACCTTTAAAGCTTGCATTTTTAGGTATCAGCCTTTCACTAAAACAAGCACAACTAGCTTGGGAGCAATCATTTTTTGGTGGTAAAGACGAAGACAAAATAAAGGAGCTACAAAAAGACATAAAACAAACTCAAAAAGATATAAAAGAAACAGCACTTGATGCGGTAAATGCTGGGCAGCAAGTTATTGATAATTTTGGTGATGCAATTAATGAAGTTACACAGGTAGTAACAAAGAGCAGCGAGGGAATAAGTAAAATAAGCATTAAGGCAGCCAGTAATTTAGCAAAGACTAACAAAGAGCTAGAAAAGTCAGCACAAATAGCAGCAGCACAACAACAGCTACTAATAGAGAAATATGATAGGCAAGCCGAGCAACAAAGACAAATAAGAGATGATGAAACGAAAAGCATAGCTGATAGGATTAAAGCTAACAATGAACTAGAGAATGTTTTAAATAAACAAGAAGAAGCAATGTTGGCGGCAGCTAACGCACAAATAGCTTCCGCATCTGCAACCTTGCAAGCTAACAGAAATACAGAAAACGAAGTTTCATTAATAGAAGCACTTGCTAATAAAAAGGCTATTGAAGCACAGATTGAGGGCTTTAGGTCAGAGCAAAAAGTTAATGCAGTAGCTCTTCAAAAAGAAGAATTAGCACTCAATAAACAGCTATCAGACAGCGAGGCACAACTATCATTTGAACGTAGGAAGTACAATGCTGAGCAAATAGAAGATGAGGTAAAAAGAGCCGAAGCGTTAAGAGATTTATATGCCGAAGAACAGCAAGAAGAATTACTAAGGCTAGAGACTATTTTAGAAGCAACGCAAGCTGGTACACAAGCCGAAGTAGATGCACTGATAGCACTAGATGAATTTAAAGAGGAAAGCAGACAGCAGAATTTAGAAGCGAATAAAGCGGTTTTGGAAGCTACTCAAAAAGCAACAGAGGAATCAAACAAAAAAATCAAACAAGACGAAGAAGAGTTAGCCGACAAAAGGATAGAATTAGCCAATTTAGCATTTGGTGCAATAAGCAATATTGCAAATGCACTTGCACAAGGCAATGAACAGCAACAACGAAAAGCATTTAAAATAAATAAAGCCGTAAATATAGCACAAGCGGCAATGAATACTGGTGTGGCTGTTACAGCTGCATTAACAGCAGGGGGCAATCCAATTAAATTGGCTACTGGTGCTCAGTTTTTAGAAGCTGGTTTAGTAGCAGCGGCAGGAGCTGCACAAATAGCAACAATAGCTAAAACAAAATTTAATGCAAATACAGGAGGCATAGGAAACACTAACATACAACAGCCAGCATTTGGCGGTAATAATGTAGGAATACAGCCTAGAGGGTTTGCAAGAACAGAAGTAGATACGGATGTGCCAACTACAAAGGTGATAGTTACCGAAACTGATATACGCAACGTATCAAGAGATATTGATGGGGTGTACAGCCGAGCTACTGTTGTAGAGTAAATGCCTTTTTTTGACTAGTAAGGTATATATAGATAGATGGATTTGCCATTTATCGAATTTAAACTAACCGACGAAGTAGAAGGTCTTCAAGCGATAGCTTTAGTAGACAAGCCAGCAATAGGCTTAAACTATCAGGCTTTTGCTCCTCATAAATTCGAGGTAATAAATGAAGAAAAGAGAATAGTAATGGGAGCTGCAATGGTTCCTGACTTGCCTATTTATAGAAGAGATGAACGAGGAGAGTATTATGCTATTTTTAAAAAAGAAACGATCAAAGCACTTGTTCAGAAGCTATTCAAAGAGAACAAGCACACAGCCTTTAACGAGCAACACAACGCCTTTAAAATACTAGATGGTGTATATATCTATCAATCATTTATAACTGATGAAGAGCTGGGTATTATGCCACCAAAAGGTTTCGAAAATGTTACCGATGGCACTTGGTTTATAGCTGCTAAAGTAGAAAACGAAGAAGCTTGGGCGAAAGTGAAAAAGGATGGCATATTGAAAGGGTTTAGCGTAGAGGGTGTTTTTGATTTAGAGCCGTACAAATTTAGAAAAATGAATAAATTGAATCTTAAAAGCGTAATCAATACGCTAAAAGCTGCATTTGAAGATACACAGAACTTCGAAGAGGCTACACTAGTCGATGGAACTATCGTAAAGTGGGAAGGTGAATTAACCGATGGCACTGCACTTACAGTTGTTATGCCTGAGGGTGAAGTAGCTGCACCTGATGGTATCCACGAATTAAGCGATGGAACTTTAGTAGAAACAGCTGGAGGACTTGTTGTAAACATTGAGGCTGCTGGTGAGCAGAAAAAAGAAGAAGAGGAAATGTATGACAATGAATTTACTTCTGAAATGTTAACCGAGATGATTGACAAGGCGATGGCTAAGTATGCAGAATCATTTGCGGCATCACTAGAGTTGATGAAATCAGAAAATGACAAGTTGAAAGCTGAACTAGCTGAAGTTAAAAACAACAAAGAAGAAATTAAAAAAGAATTCTCAAATACACTTAATAAGGTATCTGAAGAGTTAGAAGAGCTTGTGAAATCAGAGCCTAGCACTGCGAGCAAGCCGAGTGAATTTAAAGCAATGACCCGAGCTGAAAAAGCAGCAAGAATGGGTGCAATAATTAGAGCAAACAAAAAATAAAATAGAAAAAAATGAGTTTTGATGTATCAAGTTTAACGGATTACGTTAACGAACAATCGACAGATCTAATCTCTAGGCTATATTTCGAGAAAACGTCTAGCGATTATTTTACACTCCAATCAGGAGTAAAGAAAACAGATGCTTTGCACCTATTAGCTGTAACGGCATTTCCTCAAGATGGTAGTGGTTGTACACCTACTGCTTCAGGTGATGTTACCTTTAGCGATAGAAATCTAACAGTAGGGCAAATCACTTATTATTCAGGTTTCTGTATGAAGGACTTAATTCCTAAGTACACTCAAATTTTATTGAGAAACGGAAACGCTGAAACAGAAGAAATGGTTTTTGAGCAAGAAGTATCTAACAGCATTATCTCTACTATTATGGAGCATAACGAGGTTGCTGACTGGCAAGGAGACACTGCTAGTGGTGATATATACATAAATCGTTATGATGGCTTAATTAAAATAATTGATGCGGCTGGAACAGCGGTTGATGGTAACACTAGTAACGAGACTGCTATCACTTCAGGTGCTTCAGGAAATATCGACACTATCATTACCAATATTTGTAATGCAAGACCAGCTAAAGTAAAGTCTGCACCAAATCAAGTATTATTTGTTGGTCAGGATAACTTTGATAAGTATGTAGATACTTTAAACGCTAAGAATTTATTCCACATTAATGCAACTGATTGGGCTAATTACACTGTATCTATTCCAGGTAAAAACGTTACTTTGGTAGGTGTTGTTGGTCTTGATGGAACAAACAGAATGTTCTTAGGTACTCAAGAGAATTTCTTCTTAGGTTTTGACTTACAAAACGATGAAGAGGAATTTGATATGTGGTATGAGAAAAAAGATGACAAGGTATATTACCGAGTTAAATTTAAAAGAGGCGTACAAGTAGCTTATCCAAACGAGATAGTTGAATTTACGCTTAGTGTCTAACCTTTAAATAAGACAGCGATATGGCGTGTGATTTAACAACAGGATTTTCGGTAGGATGTAACGATTCCATTGGTGGTGTTTCAGAGTTTTGGATAGCAAATATGCCATCTGACTTTGCAATAGCGACTGATGGTAGTGGTGAAGTTACAGGAATTACAGGAACGGGACTAGGGTATTATAAGTACGAATGTACGAATGCTCAAGGTGCTACATCTGTAATGAATGATAATCCTACTGTAAATGATCAAAACGGAACAAGTTTCTTTGACCAAACTGCGACCTATGTCCTAAACAAAATGGACAAGGCAAAACGCAATGAAGTCAAAATGATAGCGAGAGCCAAAATGTCAATTATAATAAAAGATAACAATGGCAGTTATTGGCTAATGGGTGCTACTCTTGGGGTAAGATTAGTATCAGGAGAAAATGGAACTGGAACAGCGTTAGGAGATAGAAATGGTTACAGCCTTTCTTTCCAAGCACAAGAGCCAGAACCAATGCCGATAGTAACGGCAACTATCCCTGAAGCATAGTTGATTCTTCATATTATCAAGCCCACTTCAGCGATGGGGTGGGCTTTTTTTAAGCAATGGACATAATAGAAAAAAACACAACAAACGAAATATATTGCAACATCTCAAATGAGGCAGTAAATACTTACTACACTATGACCATTGAGGCAGCGGAATATGAAGTGAATGTAACACTTTCCCCACCATCAGGTATCAATAACCGATATGTGATTTTCCAATTAACTGAGGGTGTAGAAAACCTACTAGCTGCCAGCATTAAGCTCCCAAATTACGGGGACTTTCCATACAAGATAATTAATACAACAACCACAGGCGGCACTGATGGTATTGTAGTGCATAGAGGCATATTAAGGCTAAAGCAACCAGAAGAGGTTGTATATTCGTACACTGATGACGAAACGACAATAATTTATGAATAAATTTCCAGTCATAACGGAATTTGCATCTCAAGAGGTTCCAGTATTTCTTGAGAAGAAAAATAAAAACTTAGTTTGGTTTGGCAAAGACAACCTTTACCCATTTGAACTAATAGATTTATACAATGATAGCAGTACCCATAATGCGATAATCAATGGCAAGGTAGGTTATATTGTAGGTAACGGCTTAGAGGCTGTTGATTTAAAAACAAAAAAGTGGTTAAGTCACGCCAATATAGACCAAGACTGGACCAGCTTAATGAAGTCTTTAGCTTTAGATTATGAGCTGTTCAATGGTTATGCAATAGAGGTGATCAAAACCAAGGTTGGAAACCAATACCACCATCTCGATTTTGCAAATATCAGAATAGGTTTAGATGGTAGCATACAATATGCAGATAACTGGATAACCGACAAAGGACTAAAGAACTCTAAACCTGATATACAATACTTAGAGCGTTACAATCCTAGAGACCCTGAACAAAAAAGAGGTGTTATCTACCACGTTGACTACCGACCAAATTTAAAGTACTATCCATTGCCAGTGTATGTAGGTTCACTTGCCGAGATACGTACTGATGTGCAGATAGGCGACTATTGGCTTAATGAGGTTGAAAATGGATTTGTTGGTGGCACATTAATACAGCATAATAACGGAGTACCTGAAACAAAAGAAGAAAGCGAATCTTTTGAAAAAGCATTTCAGGAAAAGTTTGGCAAAGCCACAGGCACTAAAATCGTACACTTATTCTCACCGAGCAAAGAGAATAGCAGCGAGATAACCAACTTGAATGGCAACGACCTTCACGAACGCTACATTAATATGAGCAAGAGGGTTAAAGAATCAATTTTCATCGGGCATAGGGTAACGAATCCTATTCTTTTTGGTGTAAAGGAAGAAGGGCAGCTAGGAGCAAGAAATGAACTAGACTTAGCGTATGAGATATTTATGAATACATACGTCGCTGAGCGTCAAAATACGTTGCTTAGAACAGTGAGAAAATTAGCTTATTTAGATGTTCAGCAAACAGACATTGAAATTAAGCCATTAAAGCCGATAGACACCGTTGATTTAACTTCTGACATAATCCTTAACAACCTAACACAGGAAGAGATTAGAGGGCTTATAGAGCAGCAAACAGGGCTTGAATTAGAGCAGCCAACACAAACACAAATGAATGCTGAAGATGACAGCGATATGATTGATGGTATTGTTGAGCTGTTATTGAAAGTTGATGACCTTGAAAACAGAAAACAAATGGCGTTAGATGCTCTAAAAGATTTTGAAGAGAAGGGTGTTGTTTATGATAAGGGCGATTTTTTAAATAGAGTAGGCTTAGCAGATAAATTTGAAACATACAACGACTATCCAAAAGCAGCTAGTGAGAATGCGAAAAGAGCGTTGAGGTGGGCAGAAGAAAATGGCTGGGGTAGTTGTGGTACAGCAGTAGGTAAAAGAAGAGCTAACCAGCTTGCAAATGGCGAAAATATAAGCCGAGAAACCATAGCTCGTATGGCAGCTTTTGAGCGACATAGACAAAACTCAAATAAAAAGCTTGGAGATGGTTGTGGGCGATTAATGTGGTTAGCTTGGGGAGGTGATGAGGGGATTGCTTGGGCTCAAAGAAAGCTAGAGCAAATAGACAAAGAGAAGATGACTGCTTGT